AATTTTAAATGAGGGTACTCAAGGGTTCGTTGATTACGGTAATATTACTAAACCGTCTTATGCTGAAAACTATTTCGCTCAAGATTATGAGGGTGAATTATTAAGAACGTTCTACACCAATACATCTATTAATAGTGGGGCGGTTGGTGAGTTGGGTTCTATTTCTGTATCTGTAGGTGCAGCTTCCGATGCAGCCTTGTATGTACAATTAGGTGGATTAGCAAAGTATCCTGGTTATTATGAATCGATTGACGGGTTTTTAAGTGATGAAATCTTCTTAGAAAACGAAGAATATTATCAGACGTTTACTTATGTAATTAAAATAGATGAAAGATTAAAAGATTATAGTAAAGCAGTCTTAGACCTATTGCACCCTTCAGGTACTAAACTTTTAGGCGAATTGACTTTAACTAATGATTTTGATTCTGGTGCAGAGCTAACTTCTCAGTTAAGATACTTAATTAGTCGTTTCCAAGATATTTTCGAAGTAACTGATACAACACCTACAAAGAATATTGGTAAGGCAGTCACAGACGATTTTACAACACCTGAAGAAATAGGAAAGCATGTTGGTAAACCATTACCAGATGATACTGTAGATGTATTATTAGAAGAAATAGCTAAAACTTTAGGTCTTAATAAGACTGATGATATAGGAACCGAGATTTCCATTCCTATAAAGGATATCTCAAAACAAATTGGTGACCCTGGTGGCTCATATGCTTTAGAAGATTATTTTGCGGAAGATTATACTATTATTACAGAATTTGTAATAATTACAGATCAAATCTTCTTATCTCGTGAGATAAATATTTCAGATAATTTTGATTTTACTGAATCAGGATACGTATTAAATTCTAACTACGCAATTGATTACACCGGTTCATCTGAGGATTATGCCGGAGACGTAGTATTAATAAGTTAAGGAGAAAAAATGAATAGCTACGATGAAGCGCTTTCTGTAAAAGGCGACGTTATATTAATTAAGACAGATGAACTAGGGCATTCAGAAAAATATGAATATAAAAACTTAGTAGTATCTGTTGGTAAAACTTTTATTGCTAGTCGTATGGCATCTAATACCGATGTAGTCATGAGTCACCTTGCAGTAGGTAACGGTGCAACAGCAGCTGCAGTAAGCGATACGACACTAGGTGTTGAATTAGGTCGAGTGACTTTATTAGTAAACGGTGGTACTCCATCATCCAATACTATTAACTACTCAGCTAACGTTCCTGCTGGTACAGCTACAGGTGCATTAACTGAAGCTGGTGTTTTTAATGATAGTTCAACCGGTACCATGTTATGCCGTACAGTGTTTCCAGTAGTTAATAAGTTAGCTGGTGATTCTATAGCTATTAGCTGGACAGTATCTATTACCTAATATGACTTCAACATCACTAGTAAAAACGCAACTGCATAATAGCATTGCGGATTCCGTATACAAAGAAATTTCTTCTAGGACCGGAAGATACTATTATTTTCTAGGTAAAGCTATTGCTTGGACTGATGAAGATAATCCTCCTATTCCTATCGATAGCTTTGCATATGAAAAAGATACTAGAAAAAATATTGTAATAGTAAAAGAAATTTTACCTAGTGATGTTGCTTTTGTAGTAGATAGAAAAGATTGGACATCAGGTACAGTGTATGATATGTACGATGACCAATACAGTACCGAAGTAGTTGGATTAAATCTTATTGCAGGCGGTACTAACTATAGTAGTAATGCTAATATTACTATTTCTGGAGGTGGAGGTTCAGGAGCTACTGGTAATGTTATAGTTGTTGACGGTACTATTACAGGTGTAAATTTATTAACCAATGGTTCAGGATTTACTACTAAACCTAATGTTATTATTTCTCATGTAAGTGGAACCGGAGGTAATATTGAAGCTGTAATCGGTCTCGCTTACTCAGGTGTATCCACTCTTCAAGCAGCTAATTTTTATGTAGTAACTGATCAATTTAATATCTACAAATGTTTAGATAATAATAATAATGCAAAATCTACTGTAAAACCTACAGATACTACTACCGAGGCTTTTACTACGTCTGATGGTTATAAATGGAAGTTTATGGGTAATGTACCTATCTTCCTTAGGAATAAATTTTTATCTCCTACTTTTATGCCGGTGACTACATCGGTAAATTCAAATTTTTATTCCAAAGGCGAGATAAGATCCGTTAATATCCTAGACACCGGTAGCGGGTATACCTACGCAAGAATAGTAGTTCAAGGTGATGGTTATCTAGAAGATGAACCTTATTTAATAAAAAATGTAAATATTGGTTATTCTGGTGTTGGTTATGCTAATGCAAGTGTAGTTATAGAGCCTCCTGTAACAGCATCTGCGGCATGGGCTGCTAATACCAAATACTCGGTGGGTAAAGTTATTTCTTACGAAAAAAATTATTATGAAGTTGTTTTAGCTGGTACGTCTACATCTTATGGACCTATTCATACTGTTGGTACAAAACAGAACGGTAATGTTGGATTAAAATTTAAAGGAACTGTAGCTACAGCAAACGCAACATTAGGTAACGGTTTAATTAATAGTGTAGTTCTAGACGGGGCATCAATCAGAGATATCGTTATTACTAAAGGTGGGTCCGGTTACATTAGCGCACCTATTATTACTCTTACTGGAGGTGGTGGGGTAAATGCTGCCGGTTATGTGAATTTAGTAGATAATACGGTAAGAAGAATTATAATTACCGATAGTGGTAAAGATTATTCTACCGCACCAAATGTTATTATTGGTGATGAGTGGACCGCTAATACATTCTTCGATATAAACGATCAAGTATTTTACTTAACTAATTTATATACTATTACCTCTGATGGTTATAGTAATACAACAGCTCCTACTCATACTACGGGATCAAGTACTTTAGGTAACGCTATATTTACCTATGCTGGTGCTAAAGCTACTGCATACGCAAGATTAAAATACGGCGCAGGTTATACTGCAGCACCTCGTGCTAATATTGTTGGTGATAATGGTGGTAATGATGCAGGTAAAGCAAACATATCGGTGGAAGTTGAAAAAACAGAAGCTGTATTAATTCCATATATTGATCAAGGTGGTAGAATAACCAGAGTAAATATTGAAAACGGGGGTATTGGTTATACTTACGGTACCTTAACCGTAGTTGGTGATGGATCTAACGCCTCTCTACAATTAAGCTTGTCACAGGGAGATTTAGAATCTCTGCAATCTTTAAATGAATTGCAAGCAGTATCAGGTGCTATTCACACTGTAAAGGTTGTATCTCAAGGATACAATTATTCAAATGCTAATGTGTCCATTTCTGGAGACGGTACAGGTGCTACTGCTAATGCTACTATCGTATCCGGTCGCATTACAAAAATCAATATGATAAACGAGGGCTCTGGGTATACATTTGCGACTGTCACTATTACCGGTTCAGGTAAAGGTGCATCTGCGAGAGCTATATTACCACCTTATAACGGTCATGGTAAAGATACCATTAACGAACTTTATGCTAGAAACTTAGGTTTTTATTCTACTATTAATCAAGAAGAGAATCAAGGTTATATAGTAACTAATGATTATAGACAATTCGGTATTATAAAAGATGTTCGTAATTTAAATAACTCCAAATATTTCAATGGTGGATCTGGTTCTGCATGTTATTTAATTTCCGGTTCCGTTAATACAAGTATATTTGCTGAAGATGTAATTGTAAGAAGAGCGTCTGACAATACAGCCTTTTTAATTATTTCGTCTTCTAACAATGCTATTTTAGTAAGCTCTTTAGATGAGACTACTCCTATAATAGGCGATACTATCTCAGCTTCGACTGGTAATAGTTTTGTGGTTACCGGTGTAACCAATCCTGACGTGGATAAATATTCCGGTGAACTTATCTACATAGACAATAGACGAGCATTTACTACAACAGAAGATCAATCAGTTTCTTTAAATACAGTAATTAGATTCTAACAGGTAAAACATGGCACTTGATTTTAATATCGCCCCGTATTATGATGACTTTTCTCAGTCAAAAAACTTTTACCGTATTCTTTTTAAGCCCGGTCGTGCAGTACAGGCGCGTGAATTAACCCAGCTTCAGACCATTCTGCAAAAGCAGATTGAGTCTATGGGTACAAATATTTTTAAAGAAGGTTCGTTAGTATTTAACGGCAAGTCTTTTGTTACTAAGGGTTTATATTTTAATCTTGATACTGTTTCAGTAGATGTAAATGTATTTGAAGGTGAAGTCGTTGTGGGTGCTACATCTGGCGCTAGAGCTTTAGTAAAAAAAGTTTCAGTAGCTACTTCTACGGAACCAGCTAAACTTTATATTGTTAACCCAGATGGTGTATTTCAAAATGGTGAAGATGTAACTATTGTAGATACATCCACATCAGTTACAATAGATTCTGATGAAACTACCTTTTCAGGCCCGGTTTATTTTTTTAGTATAGAAGAAAGTATTTTTTATACTAAAGGTAATTTCGTATTTTGTGATGCACAAACTATTGTTGTACCTGCTACATTAGCAGTAAATGAGCCTACTCCTTCAGCCAGAATCGGATTACAGGTTGTAGAAAGTATTATTAATTCCGATGACGATTCTTCCCTATTAGACCCTGCTATTGGAACTAATAATTATTTTGCTCCTGGTGCTGATAGATACCAAATCGAATTAGTTTTGAAAGGTATCGAGTATAATCCTACTGTTGAAAATTCAGATCAAGAAACCATAACTGATTTTATAGACATCTGTAATATTAGGTATGGAGAAACTATTAAATTAGTCACCTCTTCTGAATACAATAAGCTACAAGATGCTTTAGCTCTAAGAACTTATGATGAGTCAGGTGATTATACAGTCAAACCATTCATTGCTACAATAAAAGATCACGTATTTTTAGATAATACTAAATTTACTTTAGAGCTTACACCGGGTAAGGCTTATGTAAAAGGATATGCATTTGAAACTACTGCACCCTTATTCTTATCCTTAGATAAAGCGCGTGATACTGAAACAGTTAATAATTTTCCAATCGCTGCTGACTACTCTACCTATGTAAGAGTATCTAATGTATCAGGGTTTATTAATCCTTTAGTATCTCAGCAATTTGATATTCATAATGCTAATATTGCCAGTATTGATTTTACCTCCAATGTTAATTATGCCAATACCATTATTGGTAATGTTAGAGTTAGATACTTCGAAGATATTAACATTGGTGCCACTGATGATACAAAACAGTACAGATTTTATTTTTACGATTCTCACATCTTTGATTATCAGGCCTCTAATGTAACAGTTACATTAAATGGTTCAGGGTATAACGTAAATGCTCAAACTAACACTACTGTAACTATTGCAACATCTGGTCCTGTTCAACCTAAAGTTAATGCTACTGCTACCGCAAATTATACAGCTAACGCTATTACTGGAATTTCCTTAACTAATATTGGTAAAGGTTATACTCCAGAAGCTATTAATAATACTACTGTAACTATTGCAACATCAGGGCCGGTACAGCCTACTGTAAATGCTACTGCTACTATAAGCTTTATTGAAAATTCTTTTAGTAATGCTCGTGCTTTTGTAAATGTAGAAAAAATTACAGCATCACCAAACGTAGTAGCAGGTGTAGATTTATATGACCCAGCTAATGTAAGAGTAACTTATGGTGAAGATGATACCTTATTATTTCCGGTTCCTCAAACCACTATCGCTACATTTAAACCAAACAATGTAAGTGATACATCTTTTACCTCAGTTAAATTATTTACTGCTTCATTTACTAATAGCACTGGTGTTAATTCAGCAGCTACTATTACACTAACTGGTGATGAGACATTTATTGGTACAGGTAATTTAGATGATGACGATATTAATGTTAGATTCTGGGGGGCTGTTACTGCAGCTGGTACTTCTTCATTAAGTCAAAAATCTAAGTTAAACTTTAATAACACTCATTCTTATGTAAATATTTCAGGTGACGGTAAGACTGCTATTTTACAAGTCGAACATGACGGTGGCTCGTTTACAGCTAATATATTAGGTCAAGTATTTACATCAGTAGCGCCAGGTAAACAGAAAGTACTCACCACAGGTAACGTTACAGTTAATTTTGGTTCTGATACCGGTAATATTAGTTTAGGTGTATCCGATGTGTACGATATTGTTTATGTATTAGACTATATTGGGTTAAATGATACAGATGGTGTGACCGGTAATTCTTACATAGGAAGATATGCGTTTGATAATGGTCAGAAAGATGATTTTTACGATCACGGTAAATTAACTTTATTATCTAATGTATCTGCACCGGTTCTTAATTCTACTGATAATGCTAACTTAACCGTTCAGTTTAGATATTTTTCTCACACCGGAGAGGGCTTCTTTAGCGCTGATTCTTATACAGGGTCAGGTATAACATACGATCAAATTCCATCTTATACATCATCTAAAGGCATCACTTATCAACTATCTGATGTATTAGATTTTAGACCGGTTCGCGCTGCAAGTGCTAATACTATTAATTTTACTAATACGGTTGAGCCTGGTTCGGTTATTTCAGCCGACTACTCTTATTATCTAGGTAGAATTGATAAAGTAGCTATTACTAAAGAACAAAAGATTCAAGTATTTAAAGGTATTCCTGGATTATCTCCAGATGTACCTAAAGATAATCCTCAAGCTATGTCCATCTATACGGTAGACATTCCCGCATATACTAAAAAAGTTTCAGATGTAAAATTAGGGTATATCGATAATAAGCGGTATACTATGAGAGACATCGGCAAAATTGAGCGTAGAGTCTCTAGATTGGAGTACTATACTGCATTAAGTTTCTTAGAAAAAATTGCATCTGATCAAAGAATTCCTTCCAGTGTACCCGGGGTGGATAGATTTAAGAATGGTATCTTAGTAGATCCGTTTGCCGGTCACGGGGTAGGTGATGTAACTAACAAAGATTATATTTGTTCCATTGATTCTGACTTAAGATACTTAAGACCAGCCTTTGTGTCCGATTCTTACAACTATGTGGTTCAGGTAGGGGAATCAGCCAACTATAATCAAACCGGTGATTTAATTACACCCCCGTATACAGAAGCAGAATATATTTCTCAAATTCAGGCTTCTAGAAATACCTTCTTAACACCGCATGAGGTGTTTACCTATATCGGTGAAATGCAGTTAACTCCTGCTACTGATATATGGCACGATAGGGAAACGCTCCCAGCTGTTACTGTAAACATTAATGGCGAGAACGATGCATTTACGCAAATCGTTCCAACTAGCCAGGGTTTAAGCCCTTGGGTTACTAAATGGAACGATTGGAAGAGTATCGGTCGTTATTTAACAGACGTCGATGTATCGGTAAGTGTATCTACGTCTACTAGTACTAGACTGTCTATAGATGCTGCGGGTAATTTATCCGCTCAAAATTCAACTCAATCTAGTGCCACCACTACTGTTAATAAGACGTACGGTGAATCTTTTGTTAAGACTGGTTTGCAGTTTAGTGCTGCACAGAAAGTTATTACCACTAACTTCGGTGAAACTTTAAAAGATGCAAGTTTAATACCATTTATTAGGTCTAGACCTATTACGTTTGTTGCTAAGAACTTAAGACCTAATACAACCTTATACGCAACTTTTAATGATACTGATGTTACTGAGTATGTATTCCCGGCTATTGAATTAAAATTTAGTTCCGACTTACCAACTAATGTAAAACTAACCAGAGTTTACTCAGGTAGTAGTACAGCCAACGTTGTTTTACATGGTAAAGATAGATGCTATGTTATTCCTGATGTTACTCAGGCTCCTCTAACAACAGGTAACGTAAGTATTGCAGTAGATGGAAGTACACCTATCACTAGAACTATTTCTACGATTAAAGTACCTACTGAACTAGCTACTAATCAATATGGTGAAGCTGCAGGGGTATTTGTAATACCTAATAACGATGAACTTAAGTTCTTTATTGGAGAGAGACCATTTAAGTTAGTAGATAGTTTAGATAAAACTTTTGTCACAACAGCAGCTCAAACTAACTATCTTGCTCATGGTTTATCTACAACAGCTCAGGATACTATCCTAGCTACAAGAATGAATCTGGTTTCTATTGATCCTTTAGTAGATACCAAACAAGAATCTAGAGGCTCGACTAATACTACAAGGACAACCACCAATACTACTGTTGGTGAGATTGCAACCGTAGCTCTTCCAACAGCTCAACCTGGAGTGGGTAGCTTTGGTACTCAAGATTTCTTCTGCGGTCAGAATAAAAAGAGTTCGGGTAAGCAAGGTACTTATACTTTTAGAATTAATTTAGGTCAAGGTAGTTTAGGAGAAGCTAACGTCACGGTAAGAAGCTATAGTGTTCCAGATAGATTTACTTTAACTTATGCCGGGACTAATCAAACATCTGGGTTTATGACAAACACTACAGATGCTACTACAGTTGAAAATTATAATACAACTTTAAATAAACTAGGTTACCCTGATATTAGTAGAACAGGTACTGCAAGTTATAAGTTTACTATTAATAAACAAACAGCTAACCTTGAATATGCATATTTAAAAATTGATGCACCGTTTGAAAATACAGGATGG